CAACGGAAACTTAAAAGAATCTATATTCTTTACTAATGAGTTATCAACTTCTTTGCATTCAATTTTCAATATTCTACCGCCTAATGGCTTTGGTGGTGCGCCCCTTTCAACGTGCCAACCGAACGCGCCTTCGCCGTATTCTTCTTTGTATGTACCCGTGAGCATTAAATGAAGTTGCCTTTGTTTAACTGAATAACCTTTCTTTGCGTTATGGTTAACGCATTCTCTAACGTCGTTACGTGAGCTATTTTCGTGTATGTGTCCCATTGTAAACACGTCGAAGTCCTCGTACATTTCAAGTGAACGTGTAAGGTTTAACGCTCCTTTAGTAACGACACCACCGCCGCCCGAGCCGTGGTAATACTTTACTTTAGTGGTTATGTTACAATTTCCGTAAATAGTTTGTTTAATAATTACCCAACCGCCATACCCGCCCGTTTGAACATTCGAACTACATTTGTAGTTTAATAAATCAACGAACCTACGAAGTAAATCGGTTTCTTGGTATTTGATTATACTTGTTTCGTGGTTACCATATCCGATAACTTTGATAATATGCGCGTAAGGTGCGAACCATTCAACCGCAGTTTCAACGATTGAATCTAAATAACGTGTATTATTATGTTCGGGACGTAGGTTTTTGCTTCGTCTTGCATCCCCACGGCCTTCCATTAAACAAAAGAAGTCCCCATTTATTATTACAGGTATTCCGTTATCGTTGCAAAAGTCAAGGTGCTTCCTTAATAGTTGCCAATCGCATTTAGGGTTATCCCAATGTAAATCCGAAAGCATAGCTACGTGCACTTGCGTACCCACTAATTGTAATTCGTGGATATTTTTTCCGTGTTTTATTACATTCATAAATGTTAAATTTGCCCGAAATATCGGAAGAAAAGACGAACCCGCGAAATAAAGGTAGAATTTAGAATAAATCTTAGAACGAACCCAAGTACAAAAGCAATCAAAACTAACCACCACGAAGTACGATATTTAACCACTTGCGAAGCCTTTGCGGTCTTCCATTTTGTCTTACCTTCTATTCGTAACGTCTTTACTCGTTCTTTGTATTCTATTCTAGTTTGCCAACGGGTTTTAGGTATATAAACGTTCTTAAAATTTATTACCGTATCGCGATATGCGATAAACTTTTCCCAAACAATCGAATCGTGTTTTATTACGGGGAACGAATCCAATGTAGTTATTCTAATCGTATCGCTATCGTTAACCACCTTTAGCCCGTTTTTAAGCGCTTTTCGGTAGTGGTATTGAGCCTTGCGTTCACTTGAACACGAAAACATCGTTAAAACGCTTAAAATCGCTATTAATCGAATCATAAACTTTGTAACATTTTAATCATACGTGGACACGGGTAAATATCCGCTTTGTCTTTACGTACTGAGTTATGCGTATATATTCCCTTAGAACCCTTGAATGCTTCGTTATCTAAACTCCATATTTCTTTACGATAAGCCTTCGGAATTCCGTACGTTTCGCAAAGATATACGACAAGTTGGCGCGTTGCTTCTATTTGCGCGTCCGTGTATTTATACCAATGTTTGTAACCTTTGTACGGAGTTTCCAAAGTGGTAACATACGAATGGTTTATTTCCCCGCCTACGTAGTTAAAGAATTTTCCGTTTTTTTCTTTGAGCATTCCCCAATTACACACCTCTATACCTACCGAAAGTTTGTTTAGGTTTTTATAAGGTAGTCCACGCGTTGCGAAATCTTGGCTATCTATTCCCAAGTGCCAAGCCCAATGCTTTGAGCTAAAACATTGTACTATCGTTCCGTTTTCTCCTACAACGAACGCGGTTGCTATTTGTGAATCGTTGCTATTCCAAAAACGTGCAACTCCTTCCGCGTTTCCATTGCCTGCGGTGTGGTGTAAATATATTTGCGTTTTGTCGCTTTGTTCTTCGAAGAATTGCCCTTTCGATAAACGCTTTTGTACTATTTTTTGAATGTCAAGGTTTGAACTCATCCCATTCTTGTTTTTTCGCTGTTATGAACTCCTTAAATGATTTTAGAACGTCTTTTTTAGTTACGTCGAAGTAACTTTCATTAATTGATTTTAACTCCGTGAAAACGCAGTAAAACGTAAATGCTTTAGTTAACACAAGTTCAACGCTAATAAAGATTCCGATTAAATCTGCTAGAACGTATTTTTCCAAAAAGAAAACCGAAACGATACCACCCGCGTAAAGTAGTGTTTTAGAAATCGTACGGGCGAACCCTCTAGAACGTAAAGGTAACTTCAACTTTTTACTTCGCCATATACCCGCTATTAAATCAACCCAAATAAAAAAGATAGTAATAAGCACCATTCCTTTAACAGGTGCTAAAATAGCTAAAAACGAAAGTAATAAAAGTTGTAGTTTAGTATTCATTTTGGTAGTAGTTCAATAGCTCAAAGGCTAAGTAAGTTCCGTAAGCAACTGCAAATAATTTGATAAATATGTAAGGCGCTTCAAACAACGTGAACACGATTCCTGTAAAAGAAAACAAATAATAAAGTAATGAAAGACCGCGTAAATGATTATCCATATAATTCGGTTAAGAAGTCGTTTATATTCGTGTACGTGTTTTCGTTTACGCTCATCGTGGTATCGCAGAAAATTACTCCTTTGTCGGTTGGTACGTGCGCTTGCGTTTCGTCTAAAACTTCCGCTTCGCCTTCAAAAATATATTCGAGTTCGTTCATTACGAAGCCGCCATTAATTGTTGTTAAATTAAACATACGCAAAAACTTTTACTAAATCTATATTCGCAATATCTGCGGAATTTTGACACTGCATTGTAAATAAAACGTAATTATCAACCGTTCTATTTAACGTGTTCGTTAAAATATTTCCAACGGTGTAATCCGAAAACGCTACATTTGAATAACTTGTTAACGTAGTTCCATTATAAGAAAAATTACGTTCGCAATATCCAACGTATTGAGTTCCACCCCCATTCATTGTTAGCGTAGTATTAAATAAACTTGCGCCCGTTAAAGTGTTCGAAGTGTTAAAGTAAATACGTCCGTACATTTGGCCAACGTTACCGCTTTGTCGGTACATTCTAAATACCACCTGAAGAATGCTATTCGTTGTTAGTGTGTTTGCAGGAATCAAAACCGAGTGGCAAGCCGTTATCGTTGTTCCTGACGTTTGCGTTCCTAAAATACCCCTAAACCCTAATAAAGTTGGGTTTACACTTGGAACGGGAATAGAATTAATAATTTCTTCGCCCGTTATGGACTTAGATTCGTATCCGTCTGCGGTTGATATCGAAATTTCGAGTAAGTCCGTTGCTTCTAGGTTAGCACCCTTTGGTGTTAATTCACTTATTTTGATTGCCATTGTTTAGCTTTTTAATTAGTTTCTGCAACTTAATTACGTTGCTTTTCTTTGGTGTGTATTCCTTCTTTATATTACCCATCCCGTGTAGTTTGAATCCGTGTTCGGGTAAATATCCGAGTTCGTATTTGTGTAGTATTCGGGAAACGTATTACCCGAGAATATCATATATTGAACAAACCGCTCGGTGTAGTTTTGAGCTAAATACTTTTGCTTATCTATAAGGAAATCTACTTCGTTTTTATCCACGTTTGTAGCGTTTTCCGAACTATGTTTGAATATACCCTTGTTCGCCATAGTGTAAGCCATAAACGGAAGGTACTCTACCATTGCCCAATGTATCAACATAGGCTTTAAGTACGTTTCAACTAAATCTAAATAAGGATTCGCTAACGTATTTGCGATTATATCCGCTTTTATTTTATCTAGTAGTTGCGTACCCGTGTATTGTTGTATATGGATATCTTGAGCAACTTTAATCCATTGTATGAACGTATCGGTATCTATATTCCCGTTTAGTGCGGTAAAACGTACTAAATCGTCCCGTGTTATTAGTAATGCTTCTGCCATTTTATTTAGGTAAAAATCCTCGGTTCGGCATATCGATTGGTCGAGTGCTTACGAGTGCATTGTTTTTAATTTTATATCCGAATTTTTCCGCTTTACGTACGGCAATTTGTTTAGCCTTTGGACTATTTACGTCTATTCCAAAACGACTATCGAACTGCGCGTAAACTTGCTTATTCCATCGGTGATGACAATTTGGACCGCCTTTGTATAACCAAATATCGTACGTTAAATTTCCTTTTGGTCCAAAACCTATTTGTTCGCCTTCAGCATTAACGTAGAATCCATTTACTATACTTTTACTCATTCGTAAAATGTCTTCTTTTCGGTAAATCTTTTTAGCGCTTTTCATTAGTTTACAAAACGGACGTGTCTTACCACTTTTCCCGCCGTCTTCGCCTTCGTAAACATATCTAGTAATAAATTTAACTCCTTCGATAACTTCGTCTTGTTCGGACTTAGCGTTAGGGAATGCGATTCCTGTATTTACCAATTCAACTAAACGTGAGAATAAACTTTTTTCGCCTTTAAGCGCGTTGTTTTCTTCTTCGTCCGTGTCGTAATCTACGGGTGCTTCGTCTATTAATAGCCAATCCGCTTTAGGTTGTTCGCCGAATTCTTGTAACGCTAAGGCTATTTGTTCTTCCGTGCTTTGTGCTTTTAACTCCGTTGTATCCGCTCCCGTTTCTTCCGTTACTTGTTCTTCCGTAGTTGCGTTTTCTAGGTCGGTAAATTCAAGTGGTTTTAACGTTCTAAAGAATAATTTTAAGGCTATCCCGTTAAATGCTAATATCCTATCGAACGCTTCTAACATTTCGTCTTGAAATGGCTTAATAACCATATTATTAAACAATATAAACGAGTTTTGCAGTTCATCTGCGTTTGAACTAAACCCGTTAGAAGAAGCAATACCAAATAATAACGGACTTGTTACGTTGTGTCCTAACATTATTTTTCTTAAGCATTCCTCGCTTAGGTACGTGTAATGGTCGGGCGCATCGTTTAATGGTATATCGTCTACCGTTGTTTTAGATTCCGAGTTTAGGTTAAAGGCTACGATAACCTTTTGTCCTTTCGAACCCGTTAACTTAGATAATACTTTTTGACTAATAAGGTCTTGCTGTTCTTCCGAAGGAACTCCGTTGTTAAAGTTAACCACCTTTGTACCCGAGAATCCGTTTTGAACTTCGTTTATTAAATAGTCGCTTACTTCTTCTTCTAAAACTGCGTAAGGTATAGCGCCTTGGTAGTCGGGGTAAGCGTAGTATTTCATTCCAACCCCGTAAGGCTTAACGAACATTATTTCTACTTTGTCTTTAGAGTGTCCAAACGCGGGAATTCGCGTAGGTGGAAACTTGCGTACGTCTTCCCAATTATCCGAATAAAAATAACCCGTTATTTCGCCTTTATCGTTGCATTTTTCCGCACGTAAAAGATTCACGGGCATATGGTAAACTTTTAAGATTTTATCGTGCTTATCGTTGTAATGAATTTGAATAGCAAACTGCCCGAATAGTTTTCTATCGAATACCATTTTACGCAAACAATCCGCACTAAACAAGGTCATCATTTGAGCGTATTCGTTAGGCTTACGCGAAGCGTCTAAGGCGCTAAGACCTTTGCCGTAAATTAAACGGCTTACGTTATTTATTATCGCGCTGTTTGTAGTGGATTTCGTGTACCTATCTATTAAGTACCCGAAGTAGTTATTATCTTCCCCGAATTCTACCCACGCGTCGCGTTTAGATTCTTGGATAGTTGGTTGTTGATATTCCGCGAGTTGAAGTATATGGACGTTATTACTCATACATTATAAAGTCGTTAGTTGTTTGGTTGCTAATGTAACCGCCGTTATTTACTGAAAACGTGTCTATCGGTTGGTTAGTGCAAAAGATACGCTCCTTTAGAACTAAATCTCCGTTCGCGTCTTTTAATACCATCCAATAAAATCGGTTTTCTTCGGTTGGTAAGATAGCCGTAAATTGGTAGACGTAATCTCCTGCCGTAAACGTACCCGCAACCGATACAGGAACGTTCGTGTTTTCGTTAATTAATTCGCACGTTGTTGGTGTACCATAACGCGGAATAAAATTAAACGTTTGGCTTGTTAATTGTTCTTTAACTACTATCATATATTAATAACTAGTAATCCGTTTTTTTGTGCAATAAAAAAGGGGTGTTTCCACCCCCTTAACGCATATGAAACAAAGTTCTTAAGAATTAACTACCGTAGGGGAGTTAAGCAAAGTAACTAATTGTGCTTCGGTTTGAGCATCCAAGAAGTTAGCAGGAACGGCTTCTTGTCCTGTAAAAGTCAAAGAATATCCGTTCATATCTCCTAATGCAGTTCCGTTAGAAATAGTACCCGCTGTTACGTCCATTCCTCGTAAAAGACCGCCAATAAAGTATTGTCCCGCGTTCGTTTCAACGATAATGTTTGGACGTCCGTAAGATAATAATTTAACTTGTTTGTGAGTAATCGCGTCTTGTTTCTTAAGTTGAACGCTTAATACTTGTTCGAAGAACGTTGTACCATTTTCACGTGAACTTGTAATAGTTGTTTCGAAGGAGTTTGTACCCTTTAATTCGAATTTGTAAATTGAACTTAAAGCAGGTAAAGAAATACCCGTGATTAGGTCTTCTAATCCTACCGTAGCAGAATAAGTAATATCGGTTTCGTCGTAAAGTCCGTAATTCAATACGTAGATGTTTTTTAATCCACCTACTACGTCTTTACAAGGTTCTAATCTACCGTGTGATATATCGCAACTCATTTTATTTTAGTTTTTTAATGTTAAAAAAAAGGGTGGTAGTTTTATCCACCACCCCGTTATATTTTGGTTAGGTTGATTATCCGTAAATTACGATGTCTTCAATAACTCCGTATTGCGCACCCGCAGCGTATCGCATAATTACACGTACGTTGTCATCTCCTAAAGTAGCAGAAGTATCAATTACTCTAACTTCTTGCGTGTCGCTTAAAAGCGAGCATCCAAAGTAAAGGTTAGAAGTAGTTGTAGCCATCATTGAAGAAGAAGGCAATCCGTTAGCCATAAAGATAGGAACTCCGTTAAAAGTTACCGCTCCGTTGTTATACCACATTGTACCTTGAGCGTTAACCCCTGAGTTAGACGTAGCCAATACTGAGAAACCACCTAATGCAGCAACATACGCTTTAAGAACGTTTTGTGCAACATATATTTTTAGGTCGGGCTTACCGAACAAAGAAGCAGGGATAGCATCGTAAACCGATTGCAAAGCAGGAATAACGTTACCCGCGTTAATTACACCACCTGCGATATTTTGTGCAGGAGGTAACAATAAATCCGCTTGAGCGGTTGTAAATAACCCGTCAAATTGTCCACTTGTAGATGAAGAACCTTGCCAAATAGAAATTTCGTTTGCGGCTGCAACTTTTTCAGCAGCGTATGCGATAAGGTAATCAGCAAAAGATTTTGGTAAAGTATCGAAAGAAGAGTAACCCATTTCGATGGATTGCCAAGTTGAATGAAACTCTTTTTTACAAAGTGTCATATTTACTTGAAGGTCTTTAACTTCTAAGATACGCTCGGTTAAGTTAACTTGTCCCGCAGGGTTAAAGTCGCACGTTGCATCTTGTAAAAAGTTAGTTGTTTCTAAACGTTGGATAACGCTTTTGAATTTGATGTTAGGCATAACGGTTACCCCGCCACCTTCGATAGTTGGTGCGCTCAAAAGAGCCGCAGAAACGTACTTACCTGCCCATTGGCCTGCGTAAGTAGTTGTAATGTTTGGATTTGGCATTTTTTCTTTTTTTTAATTATTTATTAATTTTTTCTAGTACGGAATCCATTATTCCGCGTGGTGCTTTTTTCCCGATTTTAGTAAACTCGGTTTTAGCTTCGTTTTCGGGGTTAAAAGAAATTGGGGTAGGTGTTTCGCTAAGTTCGGTTGCTTCGTTTGCAATCACTTCAACTTTGGAAAGTTTAGCCAATTCTGCTTTTAACGCTTCGTTTTCTTCTTTAAGTTTTTCCATTTCGCTAAAGAACGTTTCTTTAACAATGGATTCAATAGTTTTTTTAGGAGTAGATACGGGAGCTGACATTTCTTCTTCGGGCATCGCTTCGGTAACTTCTTCTTCTTTTACTTCTTCTTCAACCTCTTCTACCTTTTCTTTGATTTCGGAAATGATACCTTCTTCAACGATAACAAGAATTCTTCCGTCTTCTAATTCGTATTCTCCAACGGGAACGGCTATCTTTTGTTCGTCTTCCGTTACAACGAATACTTCTTTACCTGCTTCGAACGAATCCGCTTCGATTTTAGTTACTCCGTCGCCCATAAGCATTTGCTCTAACTTTACTTCGTTAGACAACAACGCTTTTATTTTTTCTAGTAGTGTGCTATTTTTCATTTGTGTTTATTTATTTATTAAAAGTCGCTAGTTAAATCTAAATACTGAAGTTCGTATTTTTCTATTGATTTTCTTAATTCCAATAGGTCGCTTTCTTCGGCAATAGCATTTTTTATATTTGCTGTAACGTTTGCAGGAATTTCAATACCTAAATCTTTAGTTTGCTTTAAGATTATTTCGTAATCTTTTTTAGCTTGTTCGATTTTTTTTCTTGTTGAATCAATTAACGGAAAAGTAGTATTAACTAAAGCGCTTACGGATTTTCTTCCCGTTTGTGCTATATTTCTTCCCGCGCCTTTTATTTCTTCCAAAAGTTTATTTAAGTTATCGATTGAACCTAATTCGACTTCGTGTTTAGCTAACTCAACTTTGCTCGCTTGGATTTCGTCCGCTTTGTTTATTTTGTCTAAAATTGTTTTCATATTATTATAATTAAGGTTTAAAAGTTTTGTTGCATTTTGTTACGGCTTCGGATACCAAAGCGGCGGTGGTGGAACGGGGTTCGGTGGTGTTACATCGCTTCCTATCCCTTGGTTTTGTAGTTCGCCCGTACAACACTTAAGGCGGTATTTTCCGTCTTTACATAAACACGCTCTTTTTCCACTTGTTCGCGCTGCTCGTGGTTTGTTTCCGTTTTCGTTCATCCTTGACCTTTATTTAATTTAACGTAATTCTTACTCGTTTTTAGTTTGCTCGTTTTACTTTTAGCGTGAACGTTAGGACGTTTTACCTTTGGTTTGCGAACGTGAGTAGTTACGCTTGTTTGTTTAGCCATTTATTTCGTGTTTATTTATATTGGCTTATTGTATTCGTCAATAGTTTTTGAAATAACACTAATATAAGCATAAGACTTTTTACCTTCCTTAAATGCGGGTATTGTATTTAAGTCCACTCCAATTTCTTTAGATTGTTTTTCCAACTTTTCTAATTCGCCTTGTAAAACATCGGTAGCAATTTTTGCTTCTTGTTTATACGCGTTCATTTGTTTTCTTAAAGCTAAAATCTTTTTTTCTGCGGGTTCGAATTCATCTTCTAATTTTTCAAACTTTGAAATAATATCTTCCGATTTTACAACATAGTTTATTATATTTTGTATCGTATTTAACTCGATTTCGTGTTTACCTAGATTAGTTTCGTAAATTTCTTCGATTTTCCCTAGTTTGTTTAGGATTGTGTTTAAGTTACTCATTTTATTTTATGTTTAATAATTTTTTAAGTTCGTTTACCACCTCGGTGGCTTCGTCTTCTTCCGCGCTCATTTCGAATTTATCAGCAAAATAACCCTCTATTGAAAAGCCTTTTACTTTGCCTTCTTTAACATCGTTCCAAACTTCTTCGTTATTAACTTTCATCGAAATCATCCAAGTACCTTTAGGTAGGTCGAATCCGTATAGTTTAGATTTGTCTTTTTCTTCGTCTTCGATTATCCAAGATTCAACTACGCTTAAACCCGTTAACTTTTTCTCGTGTTCGTAAGTCGCGTTGTTTTGGTTTGAGCGCATTAAAAACAATTCACTTGCTTTTCTAATCGTGTCCGAACTGAAATAAATATAGTATTCTTCGTTCTTTGCGTTTCGTCGGTAAATTTGTTTGTTAGGAACTAATGCCGCACCCATTAGAATTCTCTTTTCGGTGTCAACTTCTTTAAGTTCGATTTCGTGTTTATTTAGGGCTATAAAGTTTTCTTCAATCGCAGGGGAATGAACTACGCTAACCGCATCTATTCCGCTTTGTTCGTCTTGTTCGTCTATAATCAATTCTATGATTCTCATAACTTATTAATTTAATTATTATTAAAGTGTTGCGTTTTGTATTCTATTCCTATCCAAACTTTGAGCCGTGGTTACTTGTCCACTAACTACGTAGGCTTGCGTAGGTTGTTGTTGAAGTTGCGCTAATTGGTTTAGTCCGTTATTACCTACAACGTTGAATGAAGGCGCTTGTGTACCGCCACCCATACCACCCCCGCCACCTTCAGCGCCACCACCACCACCACCCGAAGCCGAACCACCGCCCTCGAACTTTTGCGAAGCTATTTTAGCAACCCCTACCAATCCCGTAGCAACTGCTAACCCCGCCGCAATACCACCACGAACGGGACTACTCGGGTCGGGAACGGGTGTAAACTGCGATAAATAAGCCGAACGCGCACTTAAGAACGTATCTATTAATGCGCTTGATATACTCGCCGCCTTTTTAATTTGAAACGCTTTCTTTGCTTGTTTTTCTCCTTTTTTACCAAACATTTCGGTAAGGTCGGAAATAATCGATAACCCTTGTTTAGCAAAATCCGCGTTACGTTGAATACTCGCTTCCCTTCGTGCTTTGTCTTCTTCATCGTACTTTTTGTTTATCGCGTCTAGTTCGCGCCCTTTGGCTTCGGCTATGGTCTTTTCTGCGTCCGCGTTACCTTTTGCCATTTGCTCCATTTCCGCGTACTTTTCGTCTAGTAAATAAAGTTCACGTTGTTGCTCGGTTAAACTTTGTTGGTAGTTTTGTTCTTGTAACTGCTCTATTTGCATATCGAAATCTAACCGCCGTTTCTTTTCGTCTTCTTGCATTTTCTTTTGAAAATCCTCGGTACGTTTTTTAACTTCGGCTTGGTGCTTTTCGTCTATTGCTAATAAATCTTTATTCAAAAGGTCTTTAGCGTTTACAAGTATTTGTCGTTCTTGTTCCGTTAGTTTAGATTCAGCGTTTAAGCGTAATTCTTCTACTTGTTTATTGTATTCCTCGCGGCTTATTTTTCCGTCTTGGTATTGCTTATCTAACGCGGCTTGTTCTTCCTGTGTACGTTCCTTTAAGAAGTTGTCGCGGTAATCGTTAAACGCGTCTTGTCGAAGTGCTTTTTCTTTGTCTATTCCGTCTTGCATTAACGCAAGTTTTTGGTTTTCCGCTTCTTCTTCTAACTTGGCTTGGTCGTCGTTTTGTTTTTTTAAGTTGTCTATGTATGTTTTTCGGTTTTGTTCCGCGTTTTGTTTGGCCTTATCCCCCGCTTCTTTAGCCTTATCCGCCATTTCTTTTTGGTGTTCGGCTTCCATTATTTGAATGGAGTGTTTTGTGTCTACGTTGTCTTTGTAGGTTTCGTCCATTATCTTGCGAATGGCTTCCGTTCGTTTTTTCAACTCCTTGTACCTATCGGAATCCTTGTCTTCGGTTTCTAGTAGTAAATCCATTTCGGCTTTTATTGCCTTCATTTTTGACTTTTGAACTTCTAAGTAAACGCGACCACTTGCAAGATGTGATTTCGCCTTGGATAGTTCCATTTCGTAAGTGGCCTTACCCGAAGCCTTTGCTAAATCTATTTCTCTTTGTGCTTTTAAGTCGTTTTGGGTTTGTTCTTTTTTAATTGCTTTTGCTCGTTTATCCGCGCTTTTAATAACCGCTTCCGTGTGCGCTTCAGCGTTCTTTTTTAATTTAGCTGTCTTAACATCGTCAACCACCCCCATTGCTTCGAGCGCTTTGGTTATTCCGTAAATAATTCCAACAACAGGAAACAAAACGGAAATTAAAATCTTTGCTCCCGTTCCTAGTTTTTCGAACTTTTCACGCGCCCACATTACCGCGGCGGCTACTTTGTCAAAATTGGCAATTAATAAACCAACCGCAACAACGATTGCACCGATACCCGTGGAAATCAAAGCAACCCTAAATAATTTCATCGCGTTACTCGCTACCCCCGTTGAAGCGGCTACTCCCGTTTGAGCCGTGGCTAACCCCGTTGAAGCAACCCCCTGCGCTACCGTAGTGGCTACGTTTGTTTTATCTACGGCTGCACCCGCTGCCGTTACCGCGTTCTTTTTGAATAATCCCGCTACTACGTCTTTAATTACCGTACCAAATTGCTTAAAGGAATCCCGCGCCTCTAATACCCCTTGTAAACCTTGCGAAAAAGCCATAGCGCTTTGAACGCGAACCATTGCTTCTTGAACCGCTTCGCCTTCTACTCCGATTAAACCTAACCCACCTTCAACGGCTTGGAATCCGTCTAACACACCGCCAAAAGATTTGGTCATAGCGTTAAATTTCGCGTCGGGGTTAAATGAGTTTACCATATCGTTCGTGAATCCGATTTGGTCTTTAAGTTCTGCGGCTGCCTTAGCGGCTTTTACGGCTTCGGCGCTTGTTTCTCCGTAGGCGGCGCTTACCCTTTGTAATTCTACAACGGCTTCTTTATATTGCGCCTTAAGGCTTTTTACGTTGTCTTTAACCTCTAATTCAATCGTTCGTTTTTCCGCCATTTCTATTTAGTTTTTTTATATATAACTCGCGAAGCATTTGTTTGTACGCGGGTTTAATTTTGTCGTTTAGTTTATATTTTCCTTTTGCGATTTCTATGTATTCGTGTTCGCCTACGAATTCCGCTATTTGTAAAAGTTGGACTATTTGATTAATATAACTCATTGCCTTATAATTACTATTTCTTGCGTTTGTGTAGTTCCGTTTTGGTAAGTGTATTCAGCGGTTACGCTTATAACATCGTTTCTTCCTTCCGTTTCTAATTCTTGTCCCGCCTCGGTTGTTCTTAATAAATTATTTTGTGTTGCTCGGTTTATATTACCAATTACAGGCGGTAAACTTATTCTAATCGTTTGACTAGAACTTATCGAACTTGGTGTAATTACTACTCCCGTAGTTCCCGAAGAAAAATTACCCATTAACCCAAAATTAGGAAGTGTAATAGGTACGGTAACGTCTTCTTGACTTGGACTAGTTTGTATAACCCGAATAGGAAACACGGGCATAAAATCGTTCAATAGTTGGAACGTAGTTTCTCCCGTTACTAGATTCGTTTTCATTTCGTTAATTAAATAACGCTTGTCCCGAATTATTAATCTATCGTTTAACTGCAATCCCGTTAAAATTGAAACGGGTAAATTCGCCTTAATAGTTGTTAGCCTATTTTTAGGATTAAATAAGTTAGTCAAGTACGGAAAATAATAAGTAGCGAAGATGCTTTGTTGAATCGGAGTTAACCAATACGAAGAAGTTTCGGGCGCAAAGTTTGTACTATACTTTATTCCGTTGTCGGTTAAGTCTTGTCCAAACATCGTATAGTCGTTAGTTTGGAATAAACTAATTCCGTTGGTAAAGTGGATATGGTCAACTAAATTAACACCGCCATACTTGTAAAGTAAACACGGCTTAGGAATGTAAGGAGAAAACGAACTATCTAACGAATAGCCAACTTGTAAACCCGTTGGAGTTCCACTATGTACGAATTGATTAAATAAAAGATTTTCAAAAGGAACTTTAATAGTGAACTCCCCGCCATCGTAAGGGTATTGGTATTCCGTGTTTCCGTATTCTTTTAACCCCTGCTCAAAGAATGCTTTATTCATTAACGAGTTCGATTGCTCAAACGCAAAGCCTATCTTTTTGTAAAGTTTAACGCGGTCTACTCCTATTTCAGTTTTGTCTGTGAATTCAGTAATATCTATAATTGCACCCGCTGAATACCAATCGTCTAAAGGTACAATTTCGTAAGTGTTTACACCCGTACCGAAACACGTTAAATTAAATTGCTTTAATATACCCGAAATAAAATCGTTTATTTTCATTTGTGGCGCAAGTTGCGCTAAATCGGTAAAAGCCGAAAGGTTTAATGTTATGTTTGAATAGCGAATGTACTCCGTTGTAGGAATCGGATTCACGGAAGTTATGTAGGTAACTTCGTATTGTATTTCGGAATCAAACGTTAACGGAAAATTAGAACGAATGTAAAATTCCCAAACATCGTTTAATCCTTGAACATTTGGCACGTTTGCAAGTCCATAAATAGCCGTTCCCGTTCCTTGAGTTGTAGAAAATAATGCGCCGTTTCTATAGGTGTCTATCCAATAAGTTGTTGTAGGCGAACTTACCGAAGTAACGTCTAACGTTATTACGTGATTCATCCACGTAGCTCCGTTAAAAAATGGAGTTGTAATTTGGTTTAACGAAGGGTCAACGTATAAATTAAGCGGGTACGTAGGAATAAACGAACTTATTATAGTATCTAAGTCAAGTTGTTTAGGTTGTCCACTAAATTCGAAATCGTTTTTATTTTTATACCATAAATACGCTTGTGTAAATTTCGGGTCGGTTAAAAACGCACCTGTAAAACTTACTCCGTATTGTAAACCGATAATATCAAAAATTGATTTTACCCTAACTGCGGGAAATAACTCACGGTAATCTATTGCTCCCGCGTTCGTATGTATATCGTTAGACGTTGAACCCATAAACGGAACTAACCAATTCGGAACGTTGCTTTGCGGTTGAGTGCTTAAATACTCCCATATACGATTAGAAGTAATTAGCGGGTAACATACATCCCAATCCGTTCCGTAATTAATTATACGTTGAAATACCTCGTTAAAGGTGTAATCGTGGTTTATGGTTGTATAATCTAGGTAGCT